GGACGAGTCGGGCCTAGCCGTTCCGGCCGGAGCCAAGCTGAAGCTGGCTGGGGTTGAAGGGCAAATCCCCAATACCGTCGACTCGATCAAGATGCACGACGAGCAGATGAGCAAAGCCTTCCTGATGATGTTCATGCAGCTGGGCACCACCCACACCGGGTCGCGCGCGCTCGGGAGCGAGCTGATGGATTATTTCAGCTATGCGCAGGAGGGTGTGGCCGACACCATCTGCGATCTGTTCACTGAGGGCTTCATCGAGCAATGGGTCGACTGGAACTTCGGAGAGGACGAGGCTAGCCCACGCATCACCTACGACCGCTCAGCTCACGAGGACGTGCCGACCGAAGACCTCGTCAAAATGGTCGACAAAAAACTCATCGTCATGGATCCTGAGCTGGAATCCTACTTCCGCAAGAGCCGCAGCCTGCCTCTCAAGACCGAGGAGCAACGCAAAAAGGAAGAAGATGAAAAAGCGGCAGAGGTCAAGCGCGAAGAAGAGGCCGCGCAGCAGCCGCCCGTCGACCCCAACAACCCAACTCCGCCACCGCCCGAGCCTGCCCCAGCGAAAGCTGGAGCGGGGCGGCGCAACGGTAAAGTCACAGGGGCGGAGGATGCTCCCTCGCCGAACCTGCCCGACCGCGCCTTGCGTCGCCAGCCTTACGAGCACGAGGTCGCAGCAGCGACTGACTTCGCCAGGATGGATGAGCAGTGGCAGACCAGGCGGGATGGCCTGTTCGAAGCTGTGAAAGGTCTACAGGCGTCGCAGGTTGAGGAACTACACAAGCTCATCGTCGAAGCTGACGGTGACTTGGTGAAGCTCAGCCAGATCAGCGTCGAAGATACCACCCACGAAGACATCCTCGCGGCGATGCAGGAAATGGCCGACGAGGGCATCGACCAGGCAGCCACGGAGGCGGAGGCACAGGGCATCACCAAAGCCAAGCGCCCCAACCTCAGCGACCTGGAGAGCAGCCTCACCAACCGCGCGCAAGCGGTCGGGCAGATCCTCACCAAAGAGCTGAGCGGTGCTGCCGGGAAGCGTGCGATGGACCTCACTGGGGGCAGTCTGACTCCAACCCAAGTTGCCGACCAGACGCGCGACTACCTCAACGGCTTGGTCAAAGCCCGCGTTAGGGATCAGATCGGTGGCGCCATGACCAACGCCCAGAACAGCGGGCGCAAGTTGACGATGAGGCGCAACGATCCGGATCACATCTACAGCTCAGAGCTGCTGGACGAGAACACCTGTCAGAACTGCACCGCTGAGGATGGCACCGAGTTCGGCACGATGGATGACGCTGAGGTCGACTACCCCGGCGGAGGCTTTACGGAATGCGAAGGCGGCGAGCGATGCCGAGGCACGCTGGTCGCAACCTACGGAGAGGACGAACCCAGTGCCTAAAACGAAAGGCCAGAAGAAGCCGGTGCAGGGTTCGTCCCTCGTCACCATCCCCAACGTGCCCATCGTCAGCACCGGCACGTACCACCTGGCATCGGGCATCACCACTTTCACCACGGAGCATCTCGAGGCAGCCATTGCTGCTCAGGACGATCCGGCCGTCACCGCGCCACGCCTGAAGATCGGGCATGAATCTGACTTCGGTGACGGCGAGCCCTGCTTCGGAAAGGTCATGAACATGTACCTGGGTGACAACGGCCAAACCATCTATGCCGACTACGTTGGCGTGCCAAAGTGGCTGGCTGAACTGATGCCCACTGCTTACCCTGCCCGATCGATCGAGGGCGCGTTTGATTACCAGGCGGCTGAGGACAAGCCGACCCACGCGCTCATGATCTCGGCAGTCAGTCTTCTCGGTGTCGTCGCTCCTGGCGTCAGCACCCTGGAGGACCTGAAGGACCTCTATGGCGAGGAGGCACCTGACGGTCTGGAAATAGTCGCGACAAAGAACATGTTCGCGGGTACAAAAATCATCGCCAAGGCAGTTGGAGGTGACATGCCGAAAGACAAGATCACTGCCGCTGTCTCCGTAGACGACGTTCGTCGCGAGTATTACGAGTCATTGGACTCTGCTCAAGCGTGGTGGTGGATATGCCGCGTTGAAGTGGACCCGATGCAGCTGATCGTCGACGACGAAGAGGGATCCCTGTATCGGGTGACCTATGACCCCAAGGGGAAGGAAATCACGTTCGGTGATCCCGTTGAGGTCGAAATCGTCTATGTCGATGTCGGCACCGAGGAAGCAACCGCTGCAAGAGCGGCGATCAAAGGCGAGGGCAAGGTACTTGCCTCGTACAACAATCGGTCGGAGTCCCGACCAGACGATGAAGTGGAAGGAGGAAGCGTGCCAAAAACCAAAGCCAAGTCCAAAGCAGACAGGGCCAAGGCGCTGCGCGCTAGCCTCGGACTGGCCGAGGACGCCACCGACAAGCAGGTCGCGGCGGCTCTCAAAGAGGCCGAGGAGATCCTTGCCGGAGACTCGGAGGACGATGACGACGAGTCATCCGACGACGATGATGACGACGAGGACGAGGAGGTCGACGACGACACCGGCAACGGTGACGACGACGATGACGAGGACGACGAGGACGAGGCTGGTGAGGGCGACGAGGAGGTCGAGGCCGGTACCGTCAAAGTCGACAAGGGCACCCTGGCCGAGTTGAAGAAGAACTCGGACATGGGTGTGGCTGCCCGCAAAGAGCAGCTGAAAAAAGAGCGCGAGGACGATCTATCCGCAGCGGTCAAGGCGGGCAAATTCCCGCGCGCTCGTAAGAGCCATTGGCGCAATCTCTGGAAGAAGGACCCAGAGGGCACCAAGGCTGCAATCGCCGAGCTGGAGCCGAATTTGGTTCCGGTCGCGGAAGCGGACGACGCCGACGCAGGTGGTGGCGATGTCAACGCCAACGGGGCATACGAGTCAGAGTGGCTCTCGCCCGGTGAGCGTCAGCGCATCGAGGCTGCCCGCAATGGGGCCAGCACCGGCGGCACGATTGTACAGGAGGTGCCGACCTCATGACCACTGTCACCAACGAGGCAACCCCGTACTACGAGCAGGGAGATGACATCCCCTGTTCCGTCAACGCGGGCAAAGCAGTAATCGGCAAGCGGTTCGTCAAGATCGCAGCCAACATGCAGGGTCCTCCTCCGGATGGCCTGAACGAAGATGTCGAAGGTCACAACTTCGTCATCGAAAATGCAGGAGCTGGCGAGAAGGCTCCGCTTGGCGTGGCAATGTTCAACCAGGCGGAAAAGCGAAAGGTGACGGTCAAGACGTCGCCGATCATCATCCCGGTCAAGGCAAAAGAAGCCATCAAAGCCGGGGAACTCGTCGGATGCGGGGCGGAAGGCGAAGCCGTGAAAGCGGTGCAGGCGTCCGAAGCCGAAATCAAAGAAGGCAAACCGAGCTGGAAAGTCTACCCAGTCGGACTTGCCTGCGCTGATGCAGCCGAAGGCGCTGACTGCGCCGTGAAGCTGTTCTAGGAAGGAGGTAAGAATGCCTGCGAAAGTAAACAGTCCAGTTCATCCGCTGGGACCTCCTAGCCTGAGTGGTACCGAGCTCACAGTCGATACCATGCTAGAACAGCCCACGCGGATCACGAACATGATCATGGACCTCTCATTGCAGAGGTTCGTGGTTGACCGGATCTTCGCCTCAGCTGGCGGAGTAACCGGCGGAGCGGTCGTGTACGATCTCGTCGAAAGGAACGAAATCTACGCGAACCGCGACATCGGGCGAGTCTCACCCGGTGCCGAGTTCCCTCTGATCACGACCGAGCGCCCAGCGCCCTCGATCGCAGAGGTGGAGAAGTGGGGTGGCAAAGTGTTCCTGACCGACGAGGCCAGGGAACGAAACAAAGCCGCTCTCTTCACCAACAAGATGCGCCAGCTGACGAACACGATCATCAGGAAGATCAATCAGCGGGCCATCGCCGAGCTGGAGGCCAGCATCAAAGCCTCCGGCCAGGAAACCAACGGCAACAACTGGTCAACGGTGATCGTCGGTGGTTCCAACCAGTCCAAACAGTCCCTGTTCCCTGCGTTCGACTTCGCGCACCTCGCGCAGTTGGCCGAGGAAGACGAACTCGGGATTGTCTACGACCTGTGGCTCCTGAACCCTCAGGAGTTCACGCAGCTCATCTCCATCTACGGGATGGGCAACCTGCGCGAGCTGCTCAAAGCAATGGGCATCGACATCTACGTTTCCATGCGGGTGCCCGCTGGAACCGCGTACGTCGTCGCGCAACAGCAGGTCGGCGAGATGCGGGTCGAGAAAGCGCTGGGTACCGTGACCTGGCGCGAGGAGGAAACGGAGCGCACCTGGGTTCAAGCCAGCGTCCGCCCCGTGATGTACGTGAACAACCCGTTCGCGGTCGTGAAGGTGAAAGGTCTGGCGGGCTAGGTCATGGCTATCCGGACCATCAAATTCAAGTCGTTCGTCTGGGAAAAGAAAACCCAGGACTACAACGGCAGCGACGTGGTGGCCAAGGTGATGTCCAAGCAGGGAGAAGAGGTAGATCTCCCCGCCGAGGTCATCAAGTACGGCGAGTCGCTGGGGGCATTCGTGACCCCGGAGGACGAAGCTGCTGAGGCAGCTGAGACCGTCGACGTGGCAGAGATGGATGAGGACGAACTGGTGAACTGGGTTTCCGAGTCCACCATTCCTCAGATCGTCAACGTCGCGAAGACCGACCCCTCGCTTGTCAGCGGGTTGCTGCAAGCCGAGAACGCCGCAACGGGCAACGACCCTCGGACCGGCCTGGTAGCCGGGCTCGAGCAGGTCGCAGGAGATGGCGAGGCACCCGCCGCTCCCGCAACCGAGGACGAGGGCGAATCCGAAGAGGAGACGCCTCCGTTCACCGAGGAGGTCACGGCCGAGGCCAACCGACTCGGGGTCGACCTGTCCGAGGTCGAGGGTTCTGGCGACGAAGACGCAGTCACGGTCGACGACGTCAAGAACTACTACGACGAGGAGATGGCGGACGCCACGGACGGCGCCATCGAACTCGCCGAGGAGGAGAGCGTATTCCTCGCGGACGTGACCGGCACAGGCAAAGACGGTCGCATCCAGAAGGACGACGTTCAGAAAGCGATCGACGACGCCAAGGCGGCAGAGTCGGCGTGACCCTCTATCTCGACAGCAAGCAGGGGCGGGCCATTGCGCTCGCCCCTGCGCTGCTCGGGAAGGCCAGCTGATGGCCTTCGTCTGGGAAGCTACCCCAGATGACGTTGCTGCCTTGCTGCCACAGCGCACTAAGGGCGAGTTTGGCAAAGACGGCGAATTCACTGCCGACGGCACCCCGACCAAAGCCCAGGTCGAACGGATCATCAAACAGGCTGCCTCCCGCATCGCTGGCAAACTCAACGTCACCGAAGCCGACGACATCTGCTCTGACGGGCCGATCGAGCTCGCCAACGAAGTGCACGCATTGAGGGCAGCGATGATGGTGGAGCTCACCTACTTCGCCAATCAACTTCGAACCGACCAGTCACCCTATGAGAAGCTGAAGGAAGAGTACCAAGAAGGGCTCAAAGATCTGCTCGTCGACTACGAGGATCAGTGCGGCGACAGTACGGGTGAGGGCTTGGGCGGAGAGAAGATGCCGAAGGGCAACTTCCCGCGCTCTGGCAAGTGGGGGCGAAGGCGCTTCTGATGCCAGGCGTGGTCCTAGAGTTTGAGGTGTTCGGCCACAAGCAGCTGGCCCGCAACCTCATGCGGTTCAGTGAGTTCGCTCGCGACGCTGCCCCAGCCTGGGAGAAAATCATCTCCCTGATGAAGGACGACATTCAGGAGCAGTTCGACACGCAGGGTGTCAGTATGTCAGGCGGCTGGGCACCGCTCAAGCCCGTCACCATCGAACGCAAGGCAGCTATGGGCCTGCGGCCT